GGCGGTACGGTTATTACTAGCGGTTATAGATACGCGCAACAAGTTTTAAAAGCGGAAACTTCTTTTAGCGAAAATAAAGGAAACGAAGTAAGATTATTTAATTATTTTAATTCGGTAGATGATTCAGGGCAAAGCGCAAGCAACACCGGTTGGATTTTTAACCCTACTAATTCGACGTCATATACTTTTGCTATGTGGCAGAGTGTAGGTAGGCCTAGTGGTAATTTAAGAAATTATAAAGGTATAGGCGTTTACCCGGTATTAGCTAGTATTACGGGTTTCCAAATAGAGTTAAATGAAACCGCTAGCGAATTTGCGGGGGGCGGTAAAGTACAAGTTTACGGGTTAAGGGTTGGTAGCTAATGGCGGGTAAGTTAAAAGAAATAAATAGTTCCGTTTTAACCGGCGCCGTATCTAGCGTTAAACTAACCGGCATAGATACCGATAACGTTTATAAATTAGTAATGACTAATATAACACCCTCTACTATTAACGCCGATGTAATTTTAAGATTAACGGAGGGCGGTACCGCTAGTGCCGATAGCGATTATGACGAAAGCGCTAAACAACCTAGAAGTGATACAACTTTTAGCGATTTAGCCGATACTAATAGAGATATGTTTGTTCTATCGGGTAGTTTAAATAATACCGTAGGTACAGGTTTTAACGGCGTAGTAAATATTTTTAACGCTAATAATAGCGGTCTATATACGTACGTAACTATAGAAACTTGTTATATGGCCGAAGACGGTTCTACATTTTTAGGAATACAAGGAGGGGGCGTTTATACCCAAACTACCGCCGTAGACGGTATAGAAATTACTTTAGAGGGACCCGTTTCTAATATAGCGTCGGGTAGTATAGCTTTATACGAGGTACTAGCGTGAGCGACTACGGTTATATACCCAATCCACCAGAACAAAGTTTTGGTCAAAATTCAGGAATATTGACGCCTAAAGATATTTATGACTTAACAAGAGCGGATAAATATACAAACTATGGACAATTAGAATTAATACAAACACAAGAAATATCTAGTGCGGTTGCGCAAGTAGATTTTACCGCAATACAAGAAGATAAATACAACGTACATTTTGTAACTTGGAACGGAATAGAAGTTGCAAGTAATAATAATTATATTGGGGCAAGGTTATCTAATGACGGTGGTAGTTCATACGAAAGTTCAAATTACCAATACGCTTTACAGTATTTAGGAACGGCAGGAATTACGGGGTCATTAGCTAATACAAGTGATAGCGCTTTAGAATATTTTAGTTGGGGTGATAGTGGAGATACTAAAAGCGGATTTATTTATTTTTATAATTTAGGTAACCCAGCAAAAATGTCGCATACAACCCAACTTAGTACAGTAAATATTGAAGCTAGTTATGGAAGTGGTTTTTGTTATTACGGATCTCAAGTCTATACACAAAAAGAAAAAATTAATGCTATAAGATTTTTAAACTACAATACAAGTGGTAATTTTGAAAACAAAGGTACGTTTAGCTTGTACGGAATTAGAGAATACGCATAATGGCGACAAACTTACAGTTAATTAAAACAATATCGGCTTATAGCGTAAATACTTTAAGTATTACAAATTGCTTTTCTTCTACTTATGATGTTTATAAAATTGTTGGAAGTATACCTAGATATAATGCAACTGATACAAATGTAATTGATTTTAGAATACAGTTTATTGATAGTGCGGGTAGCGTAATTAGTGGAAGTGAATATGGAACGGCACGCCACACAATGAAAGCTGAAAGTAGTTATGATGACGATAAACAAGCTAGTTCAACTTATATGTATGGTGCTTTATTAGTTGGTAACTATGATAGCGGGGGTATGGTAGGTTATGTTTATAATCCAAATGACAGTTCTTGTTATACGCAAATGGTAAGTGCGGGTGCTGGCGGATATGATACGGGCAATAATAGATTTAGGGGTGCTAGACAAATAGGCGTTCATAAAAACGCGGAACAAATAACAGGCATACATTTTTTAAGTTCAAGTGGAAGTTTAAATTTTGATGTACGATTTTCTATATATGGGGTCAAATAATGGCGGGTAGTTTAATTAAAATTGCTAGTGCAAGTACAAGTTCTAACGTATCAACTATTGATATAGGTGGCTCTAGTTGGGATAATTCTTATAATGTTTATGTTGTTAATGTTTACAATTTAAAACAAAGCGGAACAGATGAAGTAAGATTAAAAACAAGAATTTTAAAAAGTGATAATTCCGCCGATACAACTTCAAACTACGACTTAGCTTATGAGGGTTTACGTACTGGTGCCGGTTTTGATTTTTTAGCAGATAGTAACCAAGACGCTTGGAGTAATTCAACTTATTTATTTAAAGGTAATGCAAGTTATGGGGCAAGCGTAACTTTTTACCTTTTTCAATTTAATGACGCTAATGAGCATAATCAAATAACTACGGAGGGAGTTGGTTATGGTTATGACGGTACGGAAACTATGGGTACGGTTGGCGGAGCCGTTCATACGGTAAACCAAGTTGCTAAAGGATTACAATTTTCACTAACAACCGATAGTATTGCAAGCGTAAATATTGACTTGTTTGGTTTAAAAAAATAAAAATAAGAAATAAATGTCATATTACGTAAAAACCTGGACGATCGTCGTAAAATTATAATTATGACAGAAGAACAAGCTTTAGAGCAAGCTACCCAAGAAATAGAAGACGCTAAACCTTTATACGCGCAAGTAAATAATGAACGTAGAGAATTTACTGACGCTGAATATGACCAATCTATCATAGATAGAAAAAATAGTATATTAGATGAATATAATAATGGTTATAAAAAAGATAGACAACAAGCATATTTACCGATTGCGGAGCAGTTAGATATGCAATATTGGGATAGCGTAAACGGTACTACCGATTGGGTTGACCATATAGAAAAAGTTAAAGCAGATTTTCCTAAACCTAGCTAACACTTAAAATATCACGGAAAAAAATGACGATCGTCGTTGAAGTATAATATTTTGTTATGAGCGATAACTATACCCAAAAGGAAATGATAAATAAAGTTATGATTAACGTTGACAAAATTTTTGACAAGATAGATGAAATACGTATGGATTTAGCTAAAAGGCCTACGCGCCAAGAAATATACGGGTGGATAATAGCCGGTATAAGCGTAGCTACGCTAATTACGGTATTGATGTGAAAGCAACCGTAAACTTATCTCAAATATTGCAAGGCGGTTTAGCTGCTTTAGTTGGTTGGTTATTTAAAACCGTTAACGATATGCAACAACAAGTAGCAACTTTAAACGCACAAGTAAACGCTTACCAAGAAAGTATTAGCGGGTTTAATCAAAATTTAATAATTATAGAAGAAGTAATTAGAGAAATTTTATTTAAGGTTGGTGGCTAATGGATTGTTGCGGTAACGGTTGTTGCGGGGGTAAATAAAAGCCGTTAAAGTTGTACTATGGACGCTTTAATAGTAATAATTGCTTTATTTGGGATAAATTACCTAAGTTGGTATTTAATTAAAAACGATAAAATTTGACATAGTTGCTGACTATACTAAAAGTAACTTATATGGTAAATATAGATTTTGATAGTTACGTTACAAGTAAAGTAAACCCTAAAAAGTTTGAAATTGCGTACCCAAAAGAAACCCAAGAAATTATAGATTTACTTAAACACGCCCATAAAGTTAAACAAGCTAACCCTAGAGCTTTGGAATATAATTATAGAACAATAGCTCAATATTGCGTAGATGTTAAAGGTTATACTATGGTAGCTAACGAAAGTTTACGTAAAATTATAAGTAGGATAGCAAAAGCTAATAGTTGTGAATTATGAATTTAGACGATTTTGTACAATCCCGGAAAGATGTACCTACCAGTAAAGGCAAAAAGATTAAACCGAGCGCGGACTGGGTACCGGGCGTAGAAATAAAAGGCGGTAGGGGTAGTATAACTACCAACGCTATACCAAAAGGAAACCCAAACTGGAACGATTGGATTGATTATTGGTTAGGTAAAGGGGCTAGTAAAGATTTTTACGTAAGAGAAGATGAGCCGGTAAATTTTCGTACTTGGGACGGTTGGGGCGAAAACGGTATACAAAAATTTTATTATTTTAAAGCTAACATTTACGCTCGTAAAACTAATAAATACGACGATAAAGAATTAAAAAGATTAATAACTAACGCAAAAAAGAAAAAAGTTGACGATCGTCAAAGAAAAAGTAAAAATAACAAAGCTTTAGTTTTATGTATGAGCGATTGGCAGGTCGGAAAAGAAGGCACCGAAGAAATGTTAGATAGATTTTATAAAAGCTTAGATAACATAGATAAACATATAAAACATTTACGTAAAAAATATAACGATTTAGATAAGTTAATAATTGTTGGGTTAGGAGATCTCGTTGAAAGTTGTTCCGGCCACTACGCTATGCAAACGTTTACTACCGTACTTGATGAGCGACAACAAAAAACTTTAGCCCGGCAAATGTTACTAGATGTATTTAATAAATTTAGTAAAGATTTTAACGAGGTACTTGGATTATGCGCCTTAGGTAATCACGGAGAAAAAAGAATAGGCACTAAAGCTTATACAACCTTTGGGGATAATAAAGACGGCGAACTTTTTGATGAAGTAGCCCAAGTATTAAAAGCCGACCCTAGTAAAAAGCACGTTAAATTTACAATACCCGACCAAAGTTTGGCCTATAGCGTAGAAGTTTTACCCGGTACGGTACTTACTATTGCGCACGGCCACCAAGCTAAACGCGGAACGACACCGGCTCAAAGAGTTGAAAATTGGTTTAATAAAATGGCTAGTAAGCCAAGTAAGGGCGGATTTTATGCAACTAATATTTTATTAGTTGGCCATTACCACCATTTTTGGACAAAGGAAAGCGAAAGGTTAATGTTGGGAGCAACTACTTTAGATAGCGGTAGCCAATGGTTTGAAGAAAATGGCGGGGAAAAATCCATACCCGGTATAACTACGTTAGTAGTACATAGCAATAAAGATTTAAGAAAATGGAGCGATATAGAGATATTATGAAAACAAGAAGAGGAAGTAGTAAATGGTATTTAGAGTTTTGGGCAAAAGCTTTAGGTAACCAAGATGAATTAATAATTATGAATTTTAACGGTAAAGGTAGGGCGCAAATAAACAAAGAAGTTTTACCGGCCTTTACTTTATTAAATATGTGTTTAGCTGAAGATGATTACATAACGCACCGTAAAGATACGGGCGGTTATAACTTTAGAAAAATAGCAAATAGCGATAGATACAGTTGCCACGCTTATGGTTTAGCGGTTGACATTAATTGGTCATTAAACCCAGTTACTCGGGACGGTACTATTAAAACTAATTTTAAAGATAGTACGATAGCTAAGATTTTAGAAATAAAAACAAAAGACGGCTTGCCGGTTTTTCGTTGGGGCGGTAATTATCGTAGTTACAAAGACCCTATGCACTTTGAAATATTTGTAACACCCGATGAACTAAGTAAAGGTATTATACGTAAAAACTTTGACCAAAAAGAATACGTAAAGTTAGGTTTAGCAAACGCACCTTTACGTAAGGGCAATAAGGGAGATAGCGTTGTACATATACAAAGTTTATTAAACGAGGTATTAACAAAGCGATTAGTAGAAGACGGAGATTTTGGTAACTTAACTTTATCGGCGGTTTTAATTTTTCAAAAAAAAGCCGGGCTAATTGAAGACGGTATTGTTGGGGCTAATACATACGCCAAGCTTTTAGAATTTAGAAACGCAAAAAATATGAAAGAAAGGAGATCGTCTTTTGTCAAATACCAAACAGAATAAAAACTGGAAAGCTTATTGGGGCTTTATGTTATCTAAAGCATTTCGCACGGGGCTGCAAAGCGCAATAAGTTTATATTTAGCAAATAGTACGGGAATTATTTCGGCGGAGATTGTAGAACTTTTAGGGGTGGCTTTTCTAAGTTCATTTATTACAGTTATACAACACGCCTTAGAGCAATATAAACCAAAACAAACTTGGTAATAAAACTCTTTGAGTACTAAGATAACTAAACCGCGATAAATTGCAACCCTAAGTAACTAATCGCATATAAAAAGCCGGGTAAATTTAGTGATTAATAAATGTCTACAAAACCCGGCTTTTTCTTTTGTCAACATAAGGCACAGATTGATTGTGCGCCAAATGGAATATAGGCGAAGTACTATCTAGCCGACCCATTAAAAATACCGTTTTTTACGTTTTCCGCCCGTATAAGCTACAAATAACAATTTTTTTTAGTATAATGTTTCCTAGTTACTTAGGAGGTAAAAATTAAAATATACGAATTACTTAATGATAAAAATAATAATTTAATTGTTGGTAATCAATATACCGGCTATAAAAACAACAACGGGGAGATAGTTTTAACCCACGCTTTATTTAGCGGGGGCGTTACCCAACTTACTTATAGTAGGGTTGTTAAAGTTGACGATGTTAAAATTATTGACGATCGTCATTTTACGGCAACTATCAATACAAAAACCAAAACAAAAAGAATACGAGCCCCTTACAATCCATACAATACCCGGCGCGATGTTTTTAAAAACGATTGCCCCGATTGTTTTGAGATTATGAGATATTGCGGGGGGTTGCATACGTTATGAAAGTAAAAGATTTTAAAAAACTGGTTAAAGCTTTTGATAGCGTTAAAGATACGGATTTTATAAAAGATTGTTGGACGTACAACGAGTACATTTATTGGGCGGGTACATTAACGGGCATAGTAAAACTAAAGGAGGTGGAAAATGGAACTAGCTAATTTTGAGATATGGGAAAAATGGTTTATGTTATTAGGAAGTTTTGCCGTAGCTATAATTTTAGTATTTTGGCCTACGGATAAAGAAGACGATTTTTTAGACGTACCCGATTTTATAAAAGGTAAAGATAGTGATTTTTACGGTAATTAATAAGTATATTTTAATTTTAAAGTATAAAATTTTGGCGTACCTATTTACTAAGATAGACGACCAAATATATATAACTTTAGATAAGTTAAATAGTCGATATAAAAAGGAGCAAAAGGATATATGGAAGATAAAGAAAAGGTAATAGTAAAGCAAGCCGTACTAAAAGCTACCGCTTTACTTGTACCTAGTGTAAAACTAGATAACGCTACGCCTACCGATGTAAGTAAGGTAACTATACAAATAGCCCAAGATTTATTTGATTGGGTTTTTAAAGATGTAGGTACCGTAAAAGATGTTGGTACCGGCGCCGCACAAAATACAAAAGTTGAAAAACAAGACGATCGTCCAGGTTTTGAGCCAAAATGCCCGGTATGTGATAGTTTTGTTTGGGATAATAGAGAAACGGCTACAAGCCAACAACCAAAATGGCGTTGTAAAAATGAGGATTGTACGGGCGGTAGCTTTAGTAAAAAATACAATCGTTTAATGGCTTGGGCAAGTTGGGATAGCGACGAGTTTGCAAACGCGCAACTTAAAACTAATGGGGTAGAAGATAAATTAGAAAAAGTAAACGGTGCGGGTGTTGTTGTAGATGATACAGAAACTACCCCGCCGTTTTAATGTTAAGTAAAAAAGAGTTTATTACTTGTTTAGATTGGGCTAACTTACGTTGGCCTAATTTAGATTTAACTAAAGATAATGTTGCTAGTTTGTACGATGATTATAAAAATTTTAGTTATAGCTCATTATTTAAGGCCTTAAATTTAATTTATAAAAATGGAGATAGTTTTTTAAGCTTGCCTAAATTATATAAATTAACTAACGATTTATATAACGATGAGTTTTTAGTACGAGCTTTACCTAGCCCGGTAGAAAAAAATGGGCTTAAAAAATATTTAAAAGATAATAATTTTAAAAACTTAAAAGACGCTATAAAATATAAAAGCCGGAGATCTTAAAAGAAAGGGGCAAAAATGAAAGATGATAAAGTAAAAGTTACTTACGATATACCAACGTTTACTATTGTACCTCATTGGGTAGCCGATTTACTTAAACCTACAGAACTAGCAACGTATGTCGTTTTAGGTAAATATGCCGATAACGTAACTAAGGAATGTTGGCCAAGTTTAAATACAATAGCTAAAGATTTAGGCCGTAGTAAACCTAGCGCTATAACTTCTATTAAAGGATTAGAAAAAAAAGGCGTTTTAAAAATAGAAAAACGTAAAAACGAAAAAGGCGATTGGGATAGAAACCATTATACGTTAATCGTAAACCCACCTAGTAAAGAAAACTTAACCACCCCTAGTAAGGTTAACAATACTACCGGTAGTAAAGAAAACTTAACTCTAACTAGACCTAATATAACTAGACTTAATAAACTATATAATAAAGAAACTCAAAATCTTTATAAAGATGAAATTGTAAGGGTATGCGCTTTAGATAAGATAAGCCAAAATATGTGGGGGCAAATAGAAAATACCGCTAAACAATTATTTAACGCGGGCGTTACAGTTGAAGAAATAGAAACGATTGCTAGAAATATAGTTTTAAGTTACGGCGAAAGCGCTTTAAACCACCGTAGCTTACCTAATCATTTAGAACTTATTAAAGGGGCTAAAACTAATAAACCAAAAGATTTTAATAAAGCAATTAATAAAAAACAATTAGAAAGGTGGGCTAGTGACGAATAAAGGCGCGTTAGGGGTAACTAATCTTTTAGATAATATACCCGGCATAGAAAAAATACTTACCGATAAAAAGGTAATAGAAGAAAATAAAAACGGTTGGGGCGGGTTAAGTTTTAACTTAAATAAAGACGATCGTCGTATTAATCATAAAATATTTTTAACTTTTAAAGATTTATACGACGTAACCATAGAGGATAAAGCAAACGATATAAAAGAAACCTTAAAAGATTTATACGTTATGGAAGTAAACGAACTACTAACTTGGTTTGTAAAAATGGCGCAAAATACAACTATTTTTATAACTGAAGAATATGGGGTAGATGATTTAGAGGAGGAATTATGAAAGATTATTTTTTTGAAGTATCGGTTTACAAAAGGATAAAGGCGCCTAACTTTGATAAAGCAAAAGATATAATAGAAAAAAAGACAAACCATTTTAACGATTGCCGTAAATTTACTTTGATAAGCGAAGAAAATTTATGAGCGAAATAAAAGACGCTAAAAAAAGTACCTACATAACAGAACTTAACAAAAGAAAGGATAATTACCCCGAGCCAACATATAAAAAGGTAGTTGTAACGGCCGAAGTAGAAATGTGGCTTAAAAGCGATAAAATAAACATAGATTACGCTATAGGTTGCGCAAGCTTTTTATTAGACGCGGGTAAAGAAAGGCGCGTAGATTTTAAGCAAAAAGACGGGCGCGAAATATTACATACCATACATTACAAAGATGTAAAAACTTTTAAATATGATTAAAACGTGTATCTTACTCTATGCCTTAATAATTAACAATCTAGGTTTAGGCATAGAACCGCAAAAAGACGATCTCTTAGATTTTGCTAATTGTTTAAATAATTTACCTAGTAAATGTTTAGCTTATAGTAATTTATTAATAGAAAATTTTGATGAGGAAAATTTAGATACCGCTTTTAAAATAATGTGGTGCGAAAGTAGGGGCAACAAAAACGCTTATAGATACGATAACCACGATAGCGGGCTTTATCAATTTATACCTCGTACTTATGGTTGGGTTGTAGATAATACCGATTTACCTTATTGGGACTACCCAATTAAAAATAGTTATGCGCAATTTATACCCGAAATAAATATTCGGGCTGCGGCGGTTTTAGTACAAGATTTACACAGTTACTCGCCATACTGGAAACCCTTTAATAGTTCAAGTTGGTGTTGGGAAAATACGGAAAAGTTTTTAAAATTAGTAAGTAAGGAAAAATGAGCGATTACAACGAAAATAATATTATAAATATCTTAAATAAAATAAATTTTAAGGGCGGTAACTATATCAAAAGCGAAAACCCTTACGAACATTACGACGCCGAAAATTTTGAGACGATCGTCGAGATTAAAGTAAGATATACCGATTACGATAAACATATTATAGAAAGATATAAGTACGAGCGAAATATAGAGCATAGTTTAACCAGCAATAGGGGTTTTTATTACGTAGTTGTTAGCCACCCTTACCTTTACGCTTGGGATATAAATTATTTAGATAGTATAGGTTATAACTATTTATGGAAAACTAAAAATTTACGTACTACTACTTTTTATGATAACAATACAGAAATACCCAAAGTTGTAGGATATTTAGAAAAACCATTTAGCTTATGTTTAAACCTAGTTACAAGCAACCTAATTTAAAACTTCCATAAAACTAAATTACCCGGTACAAGCTACCGGGTTTTTTAGTGTATAATTATTTTTATGAACGGAATAGGTTTTAATAAAATAAATAAAGTAATACATAACATTACGGGGCTAGACGCTTATATATGCGATTTAGAACCAGTAGAGCCAAGTAGAAAACCCTACGGGCATAACGGCGGGGTAAACTTTAGCGTTGTATTACCTAATGACGCTTTTACAAAATTTATAATACGATACTTTGATAACGAAGATAATTTTTCGGTTGAAGTATCAAAATATAATAAATTTAACTTAGGTTACGAAAGCGCCGTAGTAAATGAATTAGGATTACATACATTATTTAAAGCCGTTTATGAGGAAATCTCAATATTAAATAATATGCTATTAGATAAATTAGATTTTACGTTAAGTAAAAGCGCGGAAGAAGTACTAGCCGATTTAAAAGATTTAGATATTAATTATTAAAGATTTTTAATAATCCGTGTAGTATGGCCTTATGGATTGGCTAAACAGGGCTAGTTGTAAAGATTTAGATAATAATTTATTTATAAACCCTAATAGAAACAAATATACCGACCTTGAAGTTTGGAAAACTAATTTAGTTTGTAAAGATTGCCCGGTAAATATAGATTGCCTTACCTACGCTTTAGACAATGACTTAGAATATGGCTTATATGCTTTACCCGAACGCGTACGGCGTAGGATAAGAAAAAAAGTAGATCTCCTAGATTATTTAAAAAAATCGTATAAAACTTTAAAGGTTATGGAGCCAAAGTTTAATAGTAAAGGTAAGTTATTAAAAAAACGTTGTTTAAGATGTAATAGGTTTGTTAAGGGTTATAGCAAAGATAACAGTAATTGGGGCGGGTTTAATCATATTTGTATTAGTTGCTATATAGATACTAAAGATAAAAAACGTATAGATAAATTATTAGACCGAGATAAAGCTAGCCAAAGTATGCCGGTATTTGATAGTTACGGTAAGTTAGTTAGTAAACGTTGTACTAAATGTTGGAAACGACAAGATTACAACGATTTTAGTAATAGGCCTGCCGGTATAGGCGGTAAGACAAGTTGGTGTAAAAGTTGTACGCGGGCTAATTTAAAAAAATGGTTAGATAAAAAAAAGTTAGATAATGTTAAAACCTAGTAGGCCTTGCTTAAAATGTAGGGCTTTGTTTATACCAAGTAAAGATAGCCCTAGCTATTGCGCGTTACATAAACCAGTTAAAAGACAAAATACAAAACCTAAACCGCATTACAACGACCCGGAATATAGACGCAATAGAAAATACCTAATAGATAATTACGGTAAATGTTTTAGATGTAGTACGGGGGGTACCCCTCAAAATAAATTAGAGATAGACCATATAATACAAGTAAGTAAAGGCGGTAGTAATAAATTATCTAATTTACGTATATTGTGTCAAAAGTGTCATAGGTTGCGCCATATAGCCGATAATAGGCCTAAATAGATATACCTTAAAAACCCTTAAAAATAGGCCTTTTAGGGGTATGAGGGGGGCATTTTTTTCTATAGCACAGGGGCGAACACCCCCCCCATTATCCTATTTTT